ACAGGTGTAGGATCTGGTAGGTTTAGATGTCTCCAAGTAACGATTAAGAAATATCTAAAGTCTTGTAGTTTTTTTGGTAATGGTTGCAATTATAAATCAGCTAAAGGTACAGCATCTAGGTCTGGTAAGTTCTCCATAAGTTCTTGCATTGGGTTCTTTTCTACTGGTAAGCACTCAACACCATTATCTTTTAGAAACTGTCTAGCTACGTTTAGATCACCTGCCTTTGCTTCTCCACTTTGTATCTTGCCTAATAATTCTTTTGCTAAACATTCATGTAAAGTTTCTAATGTTTTTAAACTTCTATCCATGATTAGTCTTGTTTTTAAATAATATAATCACTTTTTAGTTGTATTGCCAAATAATACATACCTAACTTTACCTAGGAATCCTTGTTTTTGTAGCTTTCTATATTGTCTTAGTTCTCTCTCAAGGTGATAATTCTTTGTTTCTGTATCAGAGATTTTTATAATTGCAGACATCAGCAGCATATCTTGTAACCTAACGTGTTTTACAAGATCACAACAATAGTCTTTGATAACAAAGTCTGGTAGTTCTTTAACCTCCCTGCATTTGATTTCTATTTCTAGTTCTACTTCGGGTGGAGGATTACCAATAAGAACATTAAAAAATTCTTTATGGTTCATATCAGTTTAGTTTTGGAAATAACTGTTGCTCCAACATATCTACAGCACGATCATCTAACGTGTTGGTAGTTTGTTTGCAGATTGCTCTAAGCAGATCGACTACTAATCTCTTTACAGCAGTTGTGGTAAAGAACTTTAGTAGTATTGGTTTTAAGATTTTTAGCATAATAACTATTGTGTTACTTTCCAAACATAGCTACATTGCTAGTATTAAACAAGAGTTTGCACTTCTATGGAAGATCAAGAACCTAGTAAAGTCGAAACTATCGTGAAAGTTTGTGTGCTTCTTTGGAGTGCAACGCTATTATCTCTTTCATATTACGAACCGCCATCTGGCAAAAAGATTGTAGATTTTGACCCGACATTTATTGCAAGTATTTTCAGTGCGTCTACTGCGTCACTAGGCTTTCAAATAAAAAAGAAAAAAGATACTATAGATAGTAAGACCTCCAAACCTACCACCAAATGAAAAAACTACTCTTACTAGGTTTATTTATAGCTGCACCTTGTTACGCAAACGGAGTACCAACTTGGAGTACTGGTTCTTCTAACAGAACTGAGAATACTACTCAAACTATTACTCGAAGCATAGTTACTGAAAAGTATGGATCAGCTTTAACTAGCTGGGAAGCTTCAAACATTGCTGTTACAAGTGCTTCATCTGGTGGTATAACACATTCAGATGCAATTTTTACTCCCAATACTGCTACTGCTGATTGGTCATTACAAGTAACCACAAGATCAGCAGGGGATAAAATAGAACAAATCACACAA